ACGACGCCGCGACGGGCGCCATCACCGTAGCAGCGGACAGCGGCCACACGCACGTCGTCACCGACGTCGTTCCCTCCGACGTAATCGCTGCGGCTGCCATCCAGGAAACCGCCGAGCTGCAGCGGCGCGCCAAGGAGGTGGCTGCCGCGGTGCTCGCGGGTTCGGCAGGCAGCGGCGCGACCATCACCGTCGATGTTCAGCCGCTCGCGATGAGCGCGGCCGCGGGGGTTTCGCCCCCCGGAACGCCAACCCCTACCGTCACGTCACAGGAGCAAGTAATGGCCGACGCAAAGGACGATCAGATCGCGGCGCTCACCAAGACGGTGGCGCGGCTCGAGCAGCTCGCCACGCTAACCGATGCGCAGCGCGCGCATCATGGGACGCTGCGCGGGCCCGACGCGGAGACGTTCCTCGCCAAGTCGACGAGCGAGCGCAACGCGATTCTCGTCGAGATCGAGAAGGCCAACGAGGTGGTTCACACCTCGGCAATCGACGGCACCGTCTACCGCAAGAGCGATGACCCGCGGCTGGTCGCCATGGCCAAGCGCGCCGATGCGACCGCCGTCGAGCTCGCCAAGGCGCAGGCTGCGAGCGAGACCCAGGCAATCGAGAAGCGGGCGGCGGCGGACCTCTCGCACTTCGCGAAAACGCTGCCGGTCCACGTCGCGATCGTCCGTGCGCTCGACGCCATCGCGGACGAGGCGGTGCGCAAGGAAGCGCACGAGTCCGTCAAGGCGGCGAACGCGGCGATGGTCGCGCTCGCCAAGGCGCACGGCGCGAGCCCGGGCGCGCCACCGACCGACTCGCCGCAAGCCGCGTTCGACGCCGAGCGCACCAGCTTCGCCAAGGCGAAGTTCAAGACCGAGGCGCCGAGCGAGTCACAGATTCGCGCCGTCACCGGCGAGTTCATCAAGACCGCGCGGGGCGCCGAGCTCTACGCCGACCTCTCCAACCGAGCGCAGGCGTAAGGAGCCATCATGGGCACCATCAACACGGGCCACCAAGGTGGCTTCACCGCGTCGGCTGACTGCTCCGCAAAGCAATACCGGTTCGCCGTCATCAGCGGCAATCGAACCGTCACGTTCGCCGGCACGGCCGGCGTCATCTGCGTCGGCGTCATCGCCAACAAGGCGGCCAGCGGTCAGGCCGTGGACCTGATGATCGGGCCCGAGGTCAAGATCGAGCTGTCCGCGACGCTCACGGCCGGCGCCAAGGTGATGACTACCAACGTGGGCACCGCCGCTGCGGCGACAACCGGGCTGGTCATTCTCGGCCAGCTCAACGAAGGCGGTGTCGCTGGCGACGTCGTCGCGATGATGTTCGAACCCAACACGGTCGTGTAACGCGACACCGGAGAAGCCTTCATGACCAGTGCAATCCAAGTCCGCAAGTCCGTGGTGCCGAGTGACGTCTATCGGACGCCGGTGCTCGACGATATCTCGATCGCCGCGTTCCAGGACGACGCGAGCGACTTCGTGGCGCGCCAGTGGTTCCCGACGGTCCCGGAGCCGGAGCAGCAGTTCAAGTACTACCAGATCGACATGGCGTCGATTCAGCAGAACAAGGCGCAGGCGCGCGCGCCTGGGACGCCTGCCGAAGAGGGCAGCTGGAACGCGTCGCTGGTGACCGCGCTCTGTGAGGAGTTCGGGTACCGGGAGAAGATCCCCGAGGAACTCGCCAAGACCATGCAAGGCGCGGCAGGCGCGGAGGAGACCGCCGCGAAGTCGGTGGCCGAGGTCCTGGCGATCAGCGACGAGGTCCGGATCGCAGCGCTCGCCTGGAAGACAGGCGTGTGGGGCCGCGATATGGTCGGTCAGTCGACGGCGGACTCTACGCACTACATCTTCTGGGACACGACCACCGGTGTCCCGATCTCGAATATCCTCGCCGAGCGCCCGAAGATCAAGCTCGCGTCGCGTCGCTGGCCGAACACGATGATCCTCGGCGCCGACGTTGTCGCGCCGCTGCTCACCAACCCGCAGGTGATCGCGCGCGTCGTCAACGGTCAGCGCCCGGGCATGTCCGCGCAGGCGACCCTCGAGGACATCGCGAACCTGTTCAAGGTCGACAGGGTCCTCGTCGCTGGCGCGGTCTACAACACCGCGAACGAGACGACCCAGAACGCCGGTGTCGCGCAGGTCGACACGCCCGCGTTCATCTTCTCCTCGAAGTCGGCGTGGCTCGGCTACGTCAACCCGACCCCGGGGAAGCAGCAGACCAGCGCCGGCTATCGCTTCACCTGGCAGGGGATCGCCGGCAACAGCGACGGCTACCGCACGTGGAAGTACTGGGATCAGCCGCTGCGCTCGACCTGGGTCGAGGGTGCGGTCGACGACACGTTCAAGATCGTGTCGGCCAAGGCCGGGATGTTCTTCTCGGCCATCGTTCAGTAGGAGTCGGCCGATGCCCACCGAGCACCAGCCGCGCATGGCGCCCACGCCTGGGTGCTCGTTCGTCGCGCGCGTGGCGTTCGACTACGGCGAGCGCCACTTCGACGCGGGCGACCCGTTCCCCTACGCCGAACTGCGGATGACCTACGACGCGGCGTGCAACTTCTGGCGCTCGGCGATGATCAGCGTCGCGCCCGAGCCGGTCGATCTCTTCGTCGAGAAGTTCCCGCCCGAGCTGCCGGCGCCCGCGGCGAGCTCACCGCAGCCCAAGGTCACGGCAGACACCGCCAAACCGCCGCGCCATCCGAGGCGGTGACCCGTGGCGGACTCGCAGGCCGCCGACATCGGCGCGCGGCTTCGCGCGGAGCTCGCGCACGTCGCCAAGGCGCTGGTGCTCGAGATCGACGCCAACCTCCGCGAGGCCACGCCGGTGGACACCGGCCACGCGCGCGCGAACTGGATCCCAGGCATCGGCGAGGCGGTCGACGCGGTGGCCGACAGCGAGGCGGCACACGATGATGGCGTAGCCAAGGTGCTCAGCTACAAGCTCGGCGATGGTGACCTGTACGCGGTCAACAACGTGCCATACATCGGGCGGCTGATCGGCGGCTCGAGCTCGCAGGCCCCCGCCGGTTGGGACCTGACCGCGATCGACCAGGCCGTGCGGACAATCCAGGACCAGCACGACGGAGCGCAGATCGACGTGACAACCGGGCCAGACGCCCGGGTGAAGATCACACCGCGCGGCGCCGGCACCAACGGGGGCTGAGCTTGAACGAGGCGCAGGCCATCGAGCTGATCTCCGCGGCCTTCGCCGCGCAATGGCCGGCGGCGAGCGGCCACGTGCCGTTCGTGCTCGAGAATCGCACGCTCAACCGGGTGACGCCCCCGGTGGGCGCCGACACGTTCGCGTTCTTGACGACGCAGCACACGCTGTCCGAGCAACGGACATCGGGTGACCCGGGGACGCGCTACGTCGAGCGCGCGGGGTGGATCGTCGTCAAGTTGTGGGGGCCGGCTGGTGCAGGCCGCGCCGGAACGGCAGCCTTGGCCGGCGCGGTGCGAGCGATCTTCGAGATGGCGCGCCTCGATCCGCCCGATGGCAGTGAGTCGCTCGACACCTTGGCCTCGCTGACGACGGAGATCGGTACCGACGGCCGATGGTACATGACGATGGTGCGGACACCGTTCTCGTACTTCGAGACGAAGTAGCGCCGACACCCTGATTCGACCCATCTTCGCTCGGGATCGACGATGCCGTCGTGAGCAAAACCGTCAAGGCCGAATCAGCTGGCGTCCTCTCTGCGCTCGAGACCGGCGGACTCGGCGTGCAACCCACCACCGGTTGGACGACGATCCAGCCGGACCAGGACGGCATCAACGACTTCTATCTCCACACGACCGCCGTCGCGCCCTCGCCTCTGTCGGTGCTGCGGCAGATGGAGGCGCCGGAGCTGGTCGACGCCGACGCTGCGCCCAAGCTCACGATGGATCTCACGCTCGATCACCTGTACGCGTTCCGCGAGGGCATGATGCTCTCCCTCACGAAGCACTCCGGCGGCACCGGCGTGTCGCGGTTCTTCCCGACCGCGCGCACCACCACCGCGTTCACGGTCGCCGCCGGCGGCGGCCTGCAGCAGGGCACGCTCGTGGTCGCGCGCGGGTTCATCGTCGGCACCAACGTGGCGCAAAACAACACGCTGCTCGTCGTAGGCGCGGCCGCCACGGGCACGTCGATCCCGGTCGCCGGCGGAACCGCGGAGACGGTGGCGAGCTACCTCGCGACTCTCGAGGTCGCCGGGTTCCGCGGCGCCGCGGGGGACATCGGCATCGACGCCAGCGGCAACATCACTTCGAGCGTCGCCGACTTCACCACGATGGGGCTCAACCCCGGCCAGGTGATCTACGTCGGCGGCGTACCCGGCAGCGCGTTCGCCTTCGCCACCGCGGGCTACGGCGGCTTCGTCGGGATCGACGCGATCGCCGCTCACCTGATCACCACGAGCCCCGCGATCCGCCAGTGGACGCAGGTCGGCGCCGACGCGGGCGCGGGCAAGACGATCGATCTCTACTGGGGATCGTGGCTCCGCGAGGTCGCGTTCACCGCCGTCGACTACACCGAGCCCAGCTACCAGCTCGAGCTGTCGTGGCCCGGCATGGGCGCGGCTGGCGCCACCGAGTACACCTACGCTCAGGGCCAGACCGTGCAGTCCTTCGACATCACGGCGGCGGCGAAGTCGCTCATCAAGTTGGGCCTGATCTTCAGCGGCACGTTCGTGACCGATCCATCGACGTCGCGCGCGACCGGGGCGGCCACAGCGAATGCCGTGCTCGATGTCGGGCGCTTCAACGCGGTGACGAAGCAACGCTACCTGCGCTTCACCGACGCGACGACCGGCGCGATCATCTGCAACAAGATCGCGTCGTGGAAGCTCACCCACTCGAACGGCGTCTCCCCGCTCAAGCAGCAGGGCTTCTTCGGGACCGCCGAGAACGTCATGGGCAAGGCCGAGGTGGGCATCGACGCCGAGGTCTACGTCAACCAGGACGACGCGATCCGCGCGTGCCGCAACAACACCACGGTGAGCTTCGGCTCAGGCTTCAACAACGGCGACGGTGGCGTGTTTTTCGAAGTGCCGTCGCTCAAGTTCACCGACGCCACGCCGAAGTTTCCGGGCAATGGTGCCGTGATGCTGAGCCCCAAGTCCGGCGGGTTTCGCGACGCAGCCGGCAACTACACGCTCGGCATCAGCATGTTCGCGTTCCTGCCAGCGTCGTAGTCGGGCCCACGCCCGGTTTCGCCCCGCCCGTGCCGGACTGCCACGCTGCAAGGCAGATGGCCTTCAGCAAGATTACCCGGGCGCTCGAGATTCCGCGCGAGGCGACCGCGGTCTACGTGTTCGACAAGCTTCGGCGCCTCGATGCCGAGGGTCCGCCCACGCTGGAGTTGCGCCATGCCGGCGACGGAACTCGCGCGTTCAAGGCCGCCTGGTGGGCCGCCCGGAATGCCCAGCGCACCCGCGGCGGCGGCAGCGCGGTCAGCGAGGCCAAGACGATCGAGCGCTGCCTCCAAGACGCCAAGCTTATCGCCGATCACTGCGTCGTCAGCTGGCAGTTCGTTGTCGAGGACGATGGCCAGCCGGCCCCGTGCACACCCGACAAGGTGCTCGAGTTCCTGAACGCGATCATTGTCGCCGACGAGGGCATCGTCGAGTTCACCGCGTTCTCCTCGTGGGTGCAGAACGCCGACAACTTCCGGCCCCTGGGCGTCGGAGACGCGGTCGAGCTGGGAAAAGCGTAGCCGCGTGGCTCGAGTGGCACGATGCGCACGCGGCAACCATCGCGCAGCTCACGGACGAGATCGACGACGAGGACACG